ATGGATGATGACCATTGGTATTACAAGGCCGCTGAAAAAGAACGCCCTGGTGGACGCTTCGCTTGGGAATTTTTCAAGCAACCTGGCGGTGTTTTAGAAGTTTCTTTAGATGATTTGCCTGAAGATATGCCTGAAGCAAGGGGTTATATTCACCAGGCGGGCAAATGGTGGAAGACAAATGATAAGGCTGAGAACCTGGGTAATTTGCCAAATGGATATTACGACCAGCTTTTAGGTGGTAAAAACCTAGATTGGATTAGGTGTTATGCGGAAGGTAAATATACGTTTGTTCAGGAGGGCCGACCCGTATGGCCTGAGTACAATGACGAACTCATGGCAACCGAGCTTGAAGCAGATATTTCTGTGCCATTGCAGATTGGAATTGACTTTGGATTGACCCCCGCCGCTATTTTTGCTCAAAGAATGCCTAACAATCGCTGGCAAGTTCTGCATGAGCTGGTAACATTTGACATGGGGCTTGAGCGGTTTTGCTCTATGCTAAAATCTGAGTTAGAAAGCCGCTTTCCCAAATTTAGCACGATGATATGGGGTGACCCGGCGGGCATGGCGCGTGACCAGATTTATGAAACAACGGCATTTGACCACCTTAAAACCCACGGAATACTTGCTAGACCCACTGCAACCAACGAATTTAGGACTCGAAGAGAAGCTATGGCTATTCCAATGGGTCGATTGATAGACGGAAAACCTGGATTTCTTATTGATAAAAAATGTATGCGGCTCCGCAAGGCGCTAATTGGAGGTTATCATTTTAAACGGGTGGCAATGGGCGCTGGTCAGGAAAGATTTAGAGATGCTCCCAATAAAAATGAGCATTCTCACGTAGGAGACGCCGCTGGGTATTGCTTACTTGGCTCTGAGCATTCGATAATGACCCGAAGCCCGCAGCGCAATCGGGTAACAACCCAAGCAAAAGTGTTGGATTTTGATGTTTTTTCCTGAAGATTTAACGCAAATCATGCGACTTGATTGGAAACGGGACAAAATTGTTAAGTTTCATACCGGGCATTTAGATATTTGTAAGCTAAATGACTTTGATAAACGAATGCTAAGAGATATTCCGCGGTACAGAGAGCGCCTAAAAGGCCTAACGGACCAATCTTATGCCTTCACTGCAATGTCTGAAGGTGAAATTTATGCAATGTTTGGGGTCTACCCTATGTGGCCAGGCGTAGCTGAGGCCTGGTTGATACCCAGCGCTATTGTAAGCCGCAGAACCATCAGCTTTCACCGCGCATCACTGCGGTTTTTTGAGTACGCAGCAAGCGAATTAGCTATAAAAAGATTACAGTTCACGGTCCATTCACTAAATGTTCAGGCTGACACCTGGGCAAAGCGTTGTTACTTTAAGCCAGAAGGTATTTTAAAGCAGTATGGCCCCGATGGTGCCAACTACACAATGTATGCGAGGTTTTTTTAATGGGTGGTTTATTTGGCAGTAGCAAACCTAGAGATGATACAGCTAGGCAAGAAGCAGAAGCTAATCTTTCAGGTGAAGAAGAGCGTGTTCGCCAAGAAGAGCGCCAAGAAGCTCAAAAAGTAGCGGCTCAAAAACGTGCTAGAACTACTGGCGGTAGGCGGCAATTGATGGAGAAGTTGACAGTAGAAGAGGGTCAAACCTTTAATAGAACAACTACCCCTACCAAACGAAGTTTAGGCAGCGGCAGAAACCCGCGCAGCGGCTCAGGACAAAGAGGCTTGATGTCTCGCTCTTACTCTCGACCCTCTTAAATGAAGCAATATCTACGAAATCCAAAACTTCGGGAGCATGACCAGGATGAAAAAAGTCAGCGGGGCCAAAAAGCCATTCAAAGCAAAAATGAACTCGAAGCTGAAGAAAGTGAAGAAGGCGGCGATTAAAAAGTATTCTAAAAAGAAAGCATACTAATGGCATTGACAGCCCAAGAAATAAAAACACGTTACAAAAAAGCTGAAAGCCACAAAGAGCTTTGGCGGTCCATTTATGAGGAAGCCTACGAATATGCGCTGCCCATGCGTAATTTATACGATGGTTACGCAGAAACAAACACGCCCGGCCAAAACAAAATGAAACGGGTGTTTGATAGTACCGCTATCCACTCAACAGCCCGTTTTGCAAATCGTATTCAGAGTTCATTGTTTCCACCTCAGCAAAAATGGTGTCGGCTGGAGCCTGGTTTAGATATTCCTGAAGAGCGGAAGATAGAAGCACAGCAAGTCTTAGATTTATACACAGAAAAAATGTTTGGTGTTATGAACCAATCTGGATTTGACCTGGCTATTGGCGAGTTTTTATTAGATTTAGCTGTTGGCACAGCCGTCATGCTTATTCAACCAGGCGATGAAACAACGCCAATTCGCTACACAGCTATTCCTTCGCACCAAGTTACGTTTGAAGAAGGTCCCAACGGCACAGTTGATACAGTTTACCGGCGTTTAAGGCGGCCTTATCGCGTGCTAGAACGTGAATTTCCTGATATTTCTATCCCCGCTGACATGCAAGCACGTTACAAGGATGACCCTACAAAAGAAGTGGAGCTTATTGAAGCAACTTATACTGAAGATGGGTATATTCATTACTGTATTTTAACCAAAGAAGAAGATATTAAACTTGTTTCTAGGGATTTAAAATCTTTTCCTTGGGTGGTTTCGCGATATATGAAGGCCTCAAATGAAAGATATGGCCGCGGGCCAGTGCTTTACGCCCTACCCGACATAAAAACATTAAACAAAGTTGTTGAACTAACGCTTAAAAATGCCAGTATTTCAATCGGTGGCGTATTTACAGCAGTCGATGATGGCGTTTTAAATCCACAAGCAATTTCAATTGTTCCGGGCGCTGTTATTGGTGTCTCAAGTAATGGCGGTCCCAGGGGTCCTTCCCTAGCCCCATTGCCGCGCAGTGGTGATAACAACTTGTCTCAAATAGTCTCCAATGATTTGAGGGTTGCTATTAGAAAAACGTTGCTTGATGAAAGTCTCCCGCCCGATAATATGTCTGCCCGGAGCGCTACAGAAATTGTTGAACGTATGAAAGAATTGTCGCAAAACCTGGGGGCAGCGTTTGGGCGGTTAATTAATGAAACCATGTTTCCTATTGTGCGTAGAAGCTTAGAACTCATGGACGAAATGGGTATGATTGACTTGCCACTTAAAATTAACGGGCTTGAAGTTACTGTTAATCCAGTTTCGCCGCTGGCAATGGCGAGCAATATGGACAAGCTAAATGAGGTAATGCAGTTTATGCAAATTACACAGCAGCTTGGACCCATGGGTCAGACGCTTATAAAAATTGACGCTATTGGAGATTACATAGCTGACCAGCTTGGAATACCGGCAAAACTTCGCACGTCACCACAAGAACGTGCTGAGATGCAACAAGAAATGATGCAAATGGCTCAACAGGCTATGGAGCAAGAAGGCGTAGTGGATACGGCGGGGGCAGTATCAGAAGTTATAGGTGAATAATGAATCAGGCAGACAGAATTAGAAGCATAAACGATATTGGTTGGGATGGCGTAAACGCTGAAAATCAAACAACAAAACTTACCAGCGCAAACCTACAAAAAGAATTAGATATTCAATTTAAGCGTTGTTTTGAAACTGAATCTGGAAAAAAAGTTCTAGAGCATTTAGTTAATATTACCGTTCGGCAGCCAGCTTGGGTGCCAGGCGCTGACCCTTCATTTGGTTATGCTAGAGAAGGACAAAATTCATTGGTTAGGGAAATCGAGCAAAGGATAAGGAGAGCAAATGGATAATGAAGAAGCTCAGGAGCAAGTAGAACAGGCAGCTCCGGATGGTCTGATGGCGCAAACAGCGCTAGAAACTGAAGAAACAGAGGAAGCAATACCGCACAAGGCAGAGGATGTTGAAGCTAAAACTGAAGAGGTGGAAAAGCTTGAGCGACCAGAATGGCTGCCTGAAAAGTTTTGGAATGAAGAAGACGGGCCAGAGCTTGAAAAGATGGCAAAGTCTTACGATGAATTGCAAAAACAATTTTCTCAAGGCAAACACAAAGCGCCTGATAATTATGATACTGCAATTATTGAAGAGCAAGGCTTTGAAACAAATGACCCTATCGTAGAGTCAACTGTTGAATGGGCCAAGAAATATAACATTAATCAAGCTGCTTTTGATGAACTTGTTGGAACAGTCACATCTATGAGCGCTGACAACCAAAAAAATGCAGAACGAAGCTATGAAGAAGAACTTGCTTCTCTAGGTCCAAATGGCAATGCTATTATAAAATCAAACATTGATTGGTCAGATGGTTTAGAGCGAAAAGGCGTTATTTCAGCGGAAGAACGCGAGCAGTTAAATGATTGGGGTGGCAATGCAATTGGCCAACGGTTAATGCAAAAAATGCGGGGTATGACAGGCGATATGTCAAAAATACCACTCGCTGATGTAGCTGAAGCTGGTGTTTCTGAAGCTGATTTTAAAGCTGAAACGCAGAGCATGATGGCTGACCCTCGTTATGGAAGTGACCCAAAATTCACTAGAGAAGTCGAGGAAAGGTTTACTCGAAGGTACAAATAATTGTACAAACTCTAACTCATACAATTAAATTCTTTACAAGTTGCGGCTTGTAATGCTAATAAAACATAACGGATAACCTTTGCGGCCCGCGTATCTAAACGTGCGCTGACGTTTCAGCGAAGCTAAGGGCCGATATTCTCGACAACTCAAAGCGTAAAATTTTAACTTAACTGGAGGTTTCTCAAATGAGTACCAATTTATCACCAGCGTTCGTTGAGCTTTTTGAAGCAGAGGTACACCAGGCTTACCAAGCCAGTGCAACTTTGCGTGGAGTTTGTCGTATGCGAAGCGGTGTTGTCGGTGACACTGTAAAATTCCCGACCGTAGGCAAAGGCCAGGCGTCCATTAGAACACCACAAACAGATGTCGTGCCAATCAACGCAACTTTTGCACAAGTTTCTGTCACATTGACTAATTACATTGCTGCTGAATATTCAGACATATTCAACCAAGCAAAAATCAATTTCGATGAGCGTCAGGAATTAGCGCAAGTAGTTGGAAATGCAATCGGACGTCGTGAAGACCAAGTAATTATTGACGCCCTAGAAGCAGCTTCTGCTGGTTCGACAGTTGCAAAAACTGTTGTAACAAGTGGTTCAGCGGCAAACTCAAATCTTAACGTCGGAAAAATTATAGCGGCGAAAAAAGCTTTGGATGCGGCTAACGTTCCACCATCAGACAGACACTTTATCATTCACGCAAATAACCTGGCCGGCTTGCTGGGCGATGAGCGTGCGGTGAGTGGTGACTATCAGACACTACAAGCACTTGTTGGTGGCCAAATCAACACAATGATGGGTTTCCAATTCCATATCATCGGTGACAGAGATGAAGGCGGTCTAACTGTTTCATCATCAGACCGAACCACCTACGCATTCCACAAAAGCGCAATCGGTTGTGCAGTTGGCATAGCTCCAAAAACTGAGGTCAATTATGTCCCAGAAAAGACGTCATTTTTAGTCAGCGCAATGCTGTCTATGGGCGCTGGAGTTATTGATACTGCTGGTCTCGTTGACGTTATTTGTGACGAATAATCTTAGAAAGGAGATTTAGAATGGCATTTTCAAGAGCTGGATGGAACCCAATCGGGGGACAATCTATGAAAGGTTCAGCACCTCAGATGTGGTCATACACATCTACTGATGCGAAAACCGTAATTGATGGAGCTGGTTATTTTAACGATGTTTCAGGTGATGTCTCAGTAGGCGATTTGATTTATTCTTTCGCGAGCACTGGCGGCACAGCTACAGCATCTCACCATGTAGTCGTTTCCAACGCATCAGGCGTCGTCGACTGTGGTGACGGCGTAACCATCGCTGTAACTGACAGCGACTAATAAAATTTGGGGGCGGCTTAGGTTGCCCC